CTCCCTTATACTATGCAAGGGCTATGCCATGTAGTCTAAAGTACTCATGTCACTAGCTCTTTTGTTTTCAGAAGTCCTGGCCTTGTACTACTTTTGTTTTCAACTATTATTTATTACTACTTAATGCTTACATGATTTATGCACCATAGTAGTGCATTTTAGTCTTTGGTGCACTGTGTTGGTGCTTCATGTGTGAGTTTTTCACCATAATGGTGCATATTGTGTGACAGTTAACCCATAGGTACTATATTAGGTGTTTACCCTGTAATGCTTTAGGTTTAGTTACTAGCTAGTTACCTTGGTGTTGTAGTACTTAGGGTTTCAGGTGGCTCTAGAGGCTGCCACATTAGTACACATACCTCTAAAGTTCTCATACCCACCTAGAGCAAGGCTCTTTTGTAGCACAAAAGTACTACCGGGGGAGGGGACAACTTGTGCCAATATATGCGGAACCCTGTAGCATACAAAAAAGGGCTAAAATAGGGGCTAAATAAGAACTATTCTCATTTGCTAAGTTGTTGATTTACAAGGGATAAACAATTACTGACCAACGGGTCATAAAAGGAATGCAATGTGTAGCATTAAAGCCACACAAAGAGCTTGACATTTAACACAATGTGTGGTATAATAAATACATATAAGCAATTAAGGAAGCTTATTAAATAATTAACTTAATAAGTCTAGGCTTATAAGTAACTATGTAGTTACTTTGAAGCTGCACAGATTGACTCAGAAGCTGCACAGATGGGCATAGAAGCCGCACAGAAAGACATATGAATACAGATGTTCCTGTTAAAAAAAGAGGGCGACCCAAGAAGACAGATATTGTTGCCAAGACACCGGGCAAGAGGAATGCTGTTGGAAGGCCTAAAGGCGAACAGGCAATCATAAACGAATATCGCTCTAGGATGTTAAACAGTCCTCGGAGCCAGAAGGTTGTTGAAGCCATCTATGGGGCTGCTTTAGATGATAATCACAAGAATCAAGCAGCAGCTTGGAAGCTCATCATGGATAGGCTCTTGCCTCTCAGTCATTTTGAGAAGGACAAGAATGGTGGTGGTAGGGCTGCTGTGTCTATCACTATCACTGGTGTTGGTGGGGAGCAAACCATTATCTCAGCAGCAGATGAAGCTGAAGACATTGAGTACAAGGAATAAGATGCCAAAAACATACCAAGTTGAGGGAGGCTACCTTCCACCAGATAAGTATACACAGAGCTGGCTTGCTCAGACATTGGCTGTGCAGAAAAGCAATCCCTCCTTGTACAAGGGAAACCCTGTAACCTCTTGGTGGGGGCAACCTAAGTACAAAGAAGTTTCTGAAGAGAATGTTATTCTTGGACGTAGACCAGATTTAAAGACAGGTAAGATGGAAAGTCTTACAAAACCCTATGACACAGAGACAATGGGTAATCTGTTAGATGCTTATAGGAATGCTCAGAAGCTTGATCCCAAGTTTCCAAAGCTTACAGCAGAGCAGCTTACACGCTTAGCTCTGGAAGAAGGACGTAGTAACTTTGGTTATAACCAATGGGATGTTAATAATAAAAAGCAGCAGCAGATTGTTAAAGACTTAACAAGCATTGGACATGATGAGTATTCTGCTGGCTTTGCTGCTGCCATTAAAGACAGGTATGATGCAGCTAAAAGGCTTAAGCGTCCTTTTGAAGAAGTGTGGAATGGAGCCGGGCCGAAGGCTAAGGAATACTACCAGCGTATCCAGAAGGGTATGTACAGCATTGACCATCCAGATAACAAGCAGCTAAGAGAATACATTCGTAACCGCATCACACCAGATAAGATTAGTGAAGCAGATGTCTATGATGGTTTAGACAATCCTTTAATGGCTGATTCTGAGGGAGCAGACTTCTATGGCTGATATTAACACTAAGAACAAAGGGATGTTCTCAGCATACATTCCAGACTACAATGTTATGAAACAGTTTAATGACCCTGACAATGCTTTTGTTATGAGGACTAGGCCTAACACTGTTTTTATGGGAATGGACGTTGCTAATAGTAAAGATAAAGAGCGTATATTTCAACATGAGTTTTCTCATCAAATGGAAGGCAAAGCTCGACAGCGTTATGCTCCCAAAGAAACAGCAACAGAAATGAGAAATGTTTCTGGTTTTCCTTATCAACCAGCCACTGCTTTCTTTTTGCAAGCTTTAACAAAAGGAAGAAAGGGAGCAGATGATTCACCTTCTGCTATAAAGGCAGCTGAAACTGATAAGATTTTATTTCAGAAAAACTTTACATACCCTAAAGTTAAACAACGATTTACTGAACTCTTTGGAGAGTTAGATAAACAAGGAAGACTAGCAAATCCAGAGCGTAGTCCTTTTAATGAAATTCTTGCTGACTTAAATGCTTATGAGATGGACAGTAGAATTGATGTAACTAAAGACCCTGTATTACGTGAGCAACTCTTTAACAATGATGAGCGTTTAATTGAAGCCTACCGAAGTGTAGCTCCTAATCGGGCTGATCGTCTTGATGCTAAAGACCTTCCTCCTTATACCTCGCAGTATGTTGAGCCAGAGCCTTGGTATGCAAACACGTTGCGAAGCCTTGGGTTTTAATGACTAGTCTAGACATTAAGCTACTTCCTTGGCAGCAAGAGGTCTGGAGCGACAAGAGTCGTTTTAAGGTTGTAGCTGCTGGACGAAGAACAGGTAAGAGTCGCTTAGCTGCCTATCTGTTATTGTTCAATGCTCTACAGGCAGAGAAAGGCCATGTGTTCTATGTTGCCCCTACACAGGGACAGGCAAGGGACATTATGTGGCAAACCCTGCTTGAGGTTGGACATGCGGTTATATCAGGAAGCCATGTTAATAACTTACAGGTTAAGCTTGTTAACGGAGCCACCATCAGCCTCAAGGGTGCTGACAGGCCAGAGACAATGCGAGGGGTGTCCCTGAAGTTTTTGGTAATGGACGAATATGCAGACATGAAGCCAGAGGTGTGGGAACAAATCTTACGTCCTGCATTGGCTGACCAGAAGGGACATGCCTTATTCATTGGAACACCAATGGGCAGAAATCATTTCTATGAGCTGTACCAGTATGGCATGACAGGCGAAGATGTTACATTCAAGAGCTGGCATTTCACCAGCTATAACAATCCCCTGATTGACCCAGAAGAGATTGAGGCTGCTAAGAAGAACATGAGCAGCTTTGCTTTTAGGCAGGAGTTCATGGCCTCCTTTGAAGCACAGGGTGGAGAACTCTTCAAAGAGGAATGGGTTAAGTTTGATGAGGAAGAGCCTGATGGTGACTTCTTCATTGCCATTGACTTGGCTGGCTTTGCAGATGAGAGCAAGGGCAGCAAGAGCAAGAGGCTTGATGATAGTGCCATAGCCATCGTTAAGACTAATGAGAAGGGCTGGTATGTTAAGGATATTGTCTTTGGGCGTTGGACAGTTGAAGAGACAGCAAAGAAGATATTTGCTGCTGTTAAGAAGTATGAGCCAGTATCAATAGGAATTGAGAAGGGTATTGCTAAGCAAGCAGTGATGCCCTATTTGTCAGACATAATGAGAAGAACACAGACGTTCTTTAGAGTGGAAGAGCTAAGTCATGGAAACAAAAAGAAAACAGATCGAATTGTATGGGCATTACAAGGGCGTTTTGAACATGGTCAAATTGTCCTTAACAAGGGAGAATGGAACATACAATTTCTTGACCAACTCTTCCAATTTCCAAATACTCTTGTGCATGATGACTTGATTGATGCGCTTAGTTACATAGAGCAGCTAAGCAAAGAAAGCTATGCAACAGAATACGAAGAAGAACCTTTTGAACCAATGGACGCTTTAAGCGGATACTAAGGAAACATATGAGCTTTGATACTGAAGAAACTTACAAGGGAACTAGTCTCGCTGGTTGGGTCATTGAAAAAGCTGACAGATGGCGTGACCACTATACCAGCAACCATCAAGAGAAGTTTGATGAGTATTATCGCCTATGGCGTGGTCAGTGGGATGCTGCTGATAAGACACGTGAGAGTGAGCGCAGTAAGCTTATTAGCCCTGCCTTGCAGCAAGCTGTAGAGAGCAGCGTTGCTGAGGTTGAGGAAGCCACCTTTGGTCGTGGTAAATGGTTTGACATATATGATGACATGCGTGACCAAGAGCGTGAAGACATTTCCTTCTTGCGTAATGCTTTGGATGAAGAGTTTAAATACACCAAGACACGCAAGGCTGTAGCCGAGTGTTTGTTAAACGCTGCCGTGTTTGGCACAGGTATGGCTGAGCTTGTCCTTGATGAGGTGCAAGACTTCACACCAGCCACACAACCAATCCTTGATGGTGCTATGCAGGCTGTTGGCGTGACAGTTAAGCCACGCATTGTGGTTAAGGTGCGTCCAATCCTGCCACAGAACTTCTTGATTGACCCTGTAGCTTCCTCTATTGAAGAGGCTTTGGGCGTGGCTATTGATGAGTTTGTCCCTAAGCATCAGGTTGAACTCTTAATTGAGAAGGGTATCTATCGTGACGTTGACATTACGGCAGCGGCTCCTGACCAAGACCTTGAGCCTGACCAAGATCTTACGATTTACCAAGATGATAAGGTACGCCTCACCAAGTATTATGGCCTTGTTCCTCGTAAAGAGTTTAATGAAGCAATGGATTTGCCCCCTCTTAAAGAGGAAAGCAAAAAGAAGGAAGGATCTAAAGCTCATGAAGCTGATGAAGAAAGCGAATACGTAGAAGCCATTGTAGTGGTTGGTAATGGTGGTGTCTTGTTGAAGGTTGAAGAAAACCCCTACATGATGCAAGATCGCCCCTTGATTGCCTTCCCTTGGGATGTGGTTCCCGGACGCTTTTGGGGACGTGGCATCTGTGAGAAGGGCTATAACAGCCAGAAGGCTTTGGATGCTGAGCTTCGTGCTCGTATTGATGCCTTGGCGCTAACTGTCCACCCCATGATGGCTATGGATGGTACACGTATGCCTCGTGGTGCTAAGTTTGAGATACGTCCCGGCAAGACAATCATAACCAATGGTAACCCCGCTGAGATTATGATGCCATTTAAGTTTGGCAACCTTGACCAAGTGAGCTTCACACAGGCAGAAAGCCTTCAGCGCATGGTTCAGATGGCTACAGGAGCCATTGATGCAGCAGGAATTCCAGGAAGTATCAATGGAGAGGCAGCAGCAGGCGCTGTAAGTATGTCTCTAGGAGCCATTATAAAGCGCCATAAGCGCACGTTAATCAACTTCCAAGACTCCTTCCTTATCCCGCTGGTTAGCAAGGCTGCATGGCGCTATATGCAGTATGACCCAGACAACTTCCCTGCACAAGACTACAAGTTTGTAGCTTCTAGCAGCCTTGGTGTCATTGCTCGTGAGTACGAGGTGACACAATTGGTGCAACTCCTGCAAACCTTGGGACAAGACAGCCCAATGTATCCCATGTTGGTGGAAGCTGTCATTGAAAACATGAGCCTGTCTAACCGAGAAGGTATGATTAGCAAGCTTCGTGAGATGAATAAACCCAACCCACAGGCACAGCAGCTACAGCAAGCTCAAATGCAAATGCAGATGGCAGCAGCAGAGGCTCAGACAGCCCTCTATCAGGCACAAGCTGCTGAAAGCCAGAGCCGAGCTGGTAAACTTCAGGCAGAAACACAGGCAATTCCTACTAAGTTGGAGAATGATCGCATCCGAGCCATCTCTTCTAACCTACAGGTGGGTAGCCAAGATGATAAAGAGTTTGAGCGCCGAGCAAGGCTTGCAGATTTAGTCTTGAAAGAGCGTGAGATTGCAAGCAAAGAAGCAATTGTATCTAAACAAATGCAACAATAGCTTGACAAAGTAAAACTTTTGTGGTATAATAGAGACATTAGCATCCACTATAGGAGAAATGCTCATGGATAAAGAGTTACAAGAATATTATGAATCTCTTCTAGACTTGTTTGTACATAAGGGTTGGGACATATTTCAGGAAGACCTCAAGCGTAGCTTAGACAATCTTTCTGATATTCGGAACACCTCAGATGCTAACATGTTCTGGTTCAGAAAAGGACAAGTAGAAGTTTTAGAGACACTTCTTGGTTATCGTAACGCTATCGAAGCATCATATGCGGAGCTTACAGATGATAAGAGTCTTTGATTTTCTATGTCCTAGTGGTCACTTACAAGAACAATTTACTTCTGTAGAAACAGAAACAATAAATTGTAAGGTTTGTGGCACAAAGGCCTTTCGTCAGTTAAGTACTCCACGAGTTAAACTTGAAGGAGTTACAGGTGATTTCCCCGGGGCTGCAATGAAGTGGGAAAAGAAGCACCGAGAACAACTGGCGAAAGAGCAAAAGCAGAATGCCTCATAAGAGGGAACATTCTAAATTTCTTCCATAATGCTATTAAGCACGGAGACTATATGGCAACATTTATTGATGACAGCGTACAAGACACACAAGAGGACATCTCTCAATTAGAGCAGACTCACGAGGAGCCTACACAGGAAACCCCTTCAGAGCCAGATGTTCCAGAGCGATACAAAGGTAAAAGTGCAACTGATTTGATTCGTATGCACCAAGAAGCTGAGAAGCTAATGGGGCGACATTCACAAGAAGTTGGTGAACTTCGGCGTATTGTAGATGATTTTGTAAAAGCACAAGTCGTTACCAAAGAAGCCCCACAGGACGAAGAGGTAGATTTCTTCTCTGACCCTCAGAAGGCTGTTGAACAGGCTGTTTCACGACACCCTAAGATTAAAGAAGCAGAAGCTTTTAATGCACAGATGGCAAAGGCTCAGGCCTTAAATGCTTTAAAGACTGCTCACCCTGACTATACGGATATTATTAATGACGATGGTTTCAAGGAGTGGGTTGGCAAGAGCAAAGTGCGAAGCGAACTTCTTTCACGTGCAGACCAGCGGTATGACTTTGACGCAGCAGACGATCTTTTGACTACATGGAAAGAACGTCAGCAAATGTTAAGCAACACTGTTGAGATGCAAAAGGCTGATCGTAAACAACAATTAAAACAGGCATCAACTGGTTCTGTTAAAGGAACTGGCGAGACACAGAGCAAGAAGATTTATCGCCGTTCTGACATTGTAGACCTCATGCGTAAAGACCCTGACCGATACATGTCCTTGCAGCCAGAAATCATGGCAGCATATGCAGAAGGAAGGGTTCGTTAATAACCTTATGAAAGATATTTAAAATGGCAACAAGTACCTTCCCCACACAAACAGGCGCAGTTGGCCTGACCGAAGCTTCTAACTTCCTCCCCGACTTATGGAGCGATGAGATTATCGCTGCCTATAAGAAGAACCTCGTCCTCGCACAGTTTGTGCGTAAGATGAGCTTCAAGGGTAAGAAGGGCGATGCGTTGATTATCCCTAACCCCTCACGTGGTTTGGCTGCTAACGCTAAAAGCGAGAACACAGCCGTTACCATGCAGAACTTGTCACAGAGCTCTATCACTGTGAACTTGTCTTTGCACAAAGAAGTGTCTTACTTGATTGAAGACATCGTTGATGTGCAAGCCCTTCCCTCTTTGCGTAAGCACTACACTGATGACGCTGGCTATGCTATGGCAAAGCAAGTTGATGATGACCTGTGGGCTTTGGTGAAGAGCTTGGGTGATGGCGATGGCAGTGACTACACTCACAGCCGTTCTTTCCAATTCAACAGCTCCACTGGTGTGTTGGAAGCCTATGACGCTGATGGCACTGGTGACATCGGTTCCTTCTCTGACGTTGGTTTTCGCCGTGCCATCCAGTATTTGGATGACGCTGACCAGCCAATGGACGGACGTGTGTTGATTATCCCTCCTTCAACACGTAACACCTTGAATGGTATTAATCGTTACACTGAACAAGCCTTCGTTGGTGAAGTCGGTAACGCTAACACCATCCGCAATGGTGAAGTTGGTAACCTGTATGGTATCCCTGTTGTTGTGTCTAGCAACTGCCCCACCTTGGAAACAGGTGTTAAGGGTGCGTTGTTGGCTCACAAAGACTGGGCTGTTCATATTGAGCAAATGTCTGTTCGTTCACAACAGCAGTATAAACAAGAGTACTTGGCTACTCTGTTTACTTCTGACATGTTGTATGGCACTAAGGTGCTTCGTGCAGACGCTGGTGTTTTGATGGCTGTCGCAGCTTAAGAAACATACAGGGGAGCCCTCACAAGGGGCTTCCTTGTTTTGAAAGAGGCTTGTTAAATACAGGCCTTTTCCATAACAAGGAGCGTTTATGGGAATATTTCGTGGTGTTGGAGGCACAGGAGAATCCTCTAGCGACTCAACAATTAATGCTACAACTGCCTTAGCAGCAGCAGCTTCAGCTTCAGCAGCCGCTGCCTTAGCTTCTGAAATTGCTGCTGAGACAGCAGAAACTAATGCAGCTTCTAGTGCCTCTGCTGCTTCTACATCGGCAGCTAGTGCCTCTTCATCAGCTTCTTCTGCCAGCACATCAGCCACTAACGCATCCTCATCTGCATCTAGTGCATCAAGCTCAGCTTCTACTGCTACTACACAAGCAAGCAATGCCTCTACATCAGCTACTAATGCAGCCTCTAGTGCTTCTGCTGCCTCAACCAGTGCTACCAATGCTGCTACTTCTGCATCTGGTGCTTCAACATCAGCAACCACAGCAACCACTAAAGCTTCAGAAGCTTCTACTTCTGCCACGAATGCTGCGTCCTCTGCAAGTGCAGCATCTACCAGTGAAACCAATGCTGCCTCGTCTGCTTCTACGGCAAGCACAGCAGCAACAACTGCTACCACCAAAGCTTCTGAAGCCTCTACCTCTGCAAGCAATGCAGCAACCAGTGCTACAAATGCAGCAACTTCTGCTAGTACAGCAAGCACTCAGGCCAGCAACGCATCTACCAGTGCTAGCAATGCTAGTACCAGTGCGAGTGCAGCATCAACATCAGCTACCAATGCAGCAGCATCTGCATCAACTGCAACAACCCAAGCTAGTAATGCCAGCACATCAGCTACAAATGCGGCAAGTTCTGCCTCGGCTGCTAGTACATCTGCAAGTAATGCCTCGACAAGTGAAACAAACGCAGCAGCTTCTGCAAGTACTGCCACCACCCAAGCAAGCAATGCAAGCACAAGTGCTACATCTGCGGCTTCCTCCGCTGCTGCGGCAGCCTCTGCTTTGGACAGCTTTGATGATCGTTACCTTGGCACTAAAGCTTCAGACCCAACCCTAGACAATGATGGAAACGCCTTAGCTACTGGTGCTTTGTATTTTAATACCACATCAAATACAATGAAGGTATATGATGGAGCAGCTTGGATTGCTGCCTCTGCTGCTACCACTGCTTCTCTCT